GCATTACACAAATCACGAAATTTAAGCGCCGATGGTGGATAATCTGAATTTAGTTTACGCAAAGCAAAATCAAGGCTTGGCTTGTATGTAAGAAACCGACCAAGGTTTTCACGCCAAACTTGCCTCACCAAACCCAAATCCATGCCTTCCCAATGTCGGTTAAATGATGCACCGTAAATTGCGCCCATGTAGCCAAAAATGTAATCAAGGCCACTTTCAGCATCACAAAAATCAGTTTCCAAGTAAGCGTACATTGCCACCTCCAACTAAACCTCGAGTTAAACCTGACATAACGGATTGATTTGTTTGACCAGTTTTGCTCATAGGATTGTCTTTGCTAATCCATTCAGCTTTCAATCCTTGGCTTCCACGAGTACACCATTCAGCCAAAAATTGCTCCAGTGACCAACCCAACTTTTCAGCTTCTTTTCTTGCACCATTCACAACCGTGTTTGTCACAGATGCTTTTTTTGTTTTACGAAGTTGTAGCCAATCATCCCAAACTTGCTTTGAAACATCTGGTGGGCAAGCAACGCTAGTTGCTTTTACTTTGTGTTTTGTGTCTTGTGTTATGGGTAATGTGTTATGTGTAGCATTGCGTTCGGATTGCGATTGCAATGCGTTTGCATCTTTAGCTCTGTTCCATCTAGCTTTGGCACTGGCACTAGCTTTTTCAGACTTTTCACCTGTTTTAGCTATTTCCTTGTCTGCCCTGTGGTGAATCCAACCAATTTCCGTGCGCTCAAAATACTCTTGCAATACGTTTGCAATGCAATCGCTATACATTCGCATACGAATCTGTCTTGCAGTCTCGTTAATTTCAAGTGGAATGGGTGTTTCGTGTAGATAGTACCAATCAAGCAAACGCCGATAAGTAAGGTCTTCCATCTCTGAAAGATGTTCCGTGTGACTTTTATAGTCACCAATGTTGAACTGGTAATAGTGCATTACTCTCGCCTTTTAAAGCTCCCTAGTGAAAGAAACTGCGGCAGGAGAGGGAGTAACTCTTTTCGGTCTGCTCATGACTTCAGACCTAGCCGTGTTTCAAACAATCATACCTCAAGTTTTCAAGTAAGCCAAAAAAAAGATCACGAAAAGCATCCATTCTGGTTTGCCTTCCATTGCCAATACAGCCATCAATGCTATCAATGCAAACTTCATTTGAACCATTCAGGTCGCAAAACCATTAGCTGCCATAGCCTACCCATAGGTAGTTTGACCCAGTTGTTTACAGCTTGCCTGGAGCATCCAAGCAGCCTAGCAAGCTCACTGGGTGAACCTGCACGTTTGATAGCATCTTCTTTTGTCATGGGTAAATTGTATAGGTAAATTGACAAAAATACAACACAATGAAAATATTTTGCAAATTGTTGGTTTATTTGTAAATTTCTTGATACACTTCTATCCATGCCGCACATCTGCGGTCTTTTAAGGAGCACATGATGATTGATCTAAACCCAACCACCCGACAGTACCCACGCACACTTGACGAGGCGTTTCCCAACACCGTCAAGCACAACAACCAGCTTGAATATCAAACACCTGTATTCAAAGACGAACCAGCTTCAAATGCTGAGTTTTGGGTGTACATCACGTTGGCGTTTGCCGCTGGTTTTCTTGTTCATATGTTGTGGTGCGTCAAATGATTAGTTTTGAAACATTTGAATACCCAATGTCAATAGATGAAATTCTCGGTAAGCGAGATTTGTTCATTGAATACGAATTCACAGACGAGGGCTTAGATTACAAAGTCGTAGCTGTGTCTGCCAATAATGACCGTGAAACCATTGACCATTTGTTGTCTACCAAAGAACACAATGTAATTTTTCGCTTAATTGCACAAAACGAAAGGAAACTTGAAGATGAAAGTTTATGAATCAATCAACAAAGTGCAAGGTGCGCTGTCTGTTGTTGGTATTGGCAAAACTCGCACAAACAGTCAGGGCAGCGGATACAAATTCCGAGGCATTGACGATGTGTATCAAGCGATTGCGCCTTTGTTGTCATCGCATGGTTTGTGTATTTTGCCGCGAGTGCTAAAACGCGATTGCTTAGAACGTCAAAGCAAATCAGGTGGCACATTGTTTTATGTGACCGTTGAAGTTGAATTTGATTTTGTTGCCGTTGAGGATGGGTCTAAACACACCGTAAAAACTTTTGGAGAGGCAATGGATAGCGGCGACAAGGCAACCAACAAAGCCATGTCTGCGGCTTACAAATACGCTTGTTTCCAAGCGTTTGCCATCCCAATCGAAGGCACACCAGACGCTGACGAAACAACGCATGAAGTTGCAAGCGTTGACATTAACGTCATGGCTGACCACCTGATTGCCATTCAAGACGCAACCGATGAAGATCAACTAAAAAAGGTTTATCTGGAGGCTTACAAAGCCTGTGGCACGGATAAACATTGGCAGAAAAAAATGATTGCAGCCAAAGACGCAAAGAAAGCGAGTTTGTAATGGAACAACGCACAGACGCATGGTTTGAAGCCCGATTGGGCAAAGTGACCGCCAGCAAGGTGGCTGACGTTATCGCCAAAACCAAATCAGGGTATTCAACCAGCCGTGAAAACTACATGACGCAATTGATTTGCGAACGATTGACAGGCAAAAAACAAGAATCATTCAGCAATGCTGCGATGGATTGGGGTACTGAGACAGAACCACTTGCACGAGCAGCTTATGAAGCGTTTAAAGACGTTTTGGTTGATGAGGTAGGAATCATTGACCACCCATTTTTGCCAATGTGCGCTGCCTCTCCAGACGGGTTGGTGAGTGATGATGGAATGGTCGAGATCAAATGCCCAAACACCGCAACGCATTTTGATACTTTGTTGGCTGGCAAAATGCCGACCAAATATATGCCGCAAGTGCAATGGCAAATGGCTTGTGCCAATCGTTTGTGGAATGACTTTGTAAGTTTTGACCCACGCGCACCCGAAGGTTTGCAGTTGTTTATTACCCGCATTGAGCGTGACGACAAATACATTTCCAACTTAGAAAATGAAGTGCATTTGTTTTTAACCGAACTAGAACAACGCATTGCAACTTTGAAAACCCTGATTCACACTTGAAAGTAAAAAATGTCCAAAACAGTTTATGAGGTCAGCACGGTTGTTGGCACTTACCAAAAAGAAGGTAAAACCAAAAACCGCTACCAACGCATTGGCTCTGTCATTGACACAAAAAATGGTTTGATGCTGAAAATCGACAACCTGCCGTTAATGGAGGGAGGTTGGGCTGGTTGGGCTTTTTTGAATGAGCCACGCCCACAAAAACCGACTTACGAAGGTTTGCCAAAAGATGACTTTAACGATTCTGAAATCCCGTTTTAAGGAAACAACCATGTCTGAAACATTCAAAATGTACTATGCGCTGGCTGCTCATGCCATTCTGTCAAGCATCCCGTTTGGCGTAAATATTGAGCCTGAAAAAATTGCCGATGCTGCAAGACGAATTGCGGAGGCAATGGAAAAAGGCGAACAAGTCAATGAATGACTTTGAGTTGCTTGCCGCCGCAATGGTTGTGGTGGCTTTGCTTGAACTTCTTTTAAAAGGTACTTTATGACAAATTTAGAATTGAGGTTTGATGGTGATGATTATGTGCCATCGCGTGATGATGCGCGTTTGACAGGTCAATTGCTGCGTGTGTGGAATGCAATTCAGGATGGTGGTTGGTACACACTTGCAGACATTGCCGACATTACAAACGACCCGCCAGCAAGCATCAGCGCACAATTGCGGCATTTGCGTAAATCTCGATTTGGTAGCCACGAAATTGACAAAGAATACATTGGCAATGGTTGCTACAAATACCGTTTGATTGAAAACAAAGCAAGCGGCTGGCGTAAACGAATTATTCAGGAGTTACAAAATGACTGATTGGATTGACATTGTTGTTGGCGGCATCGTTGTCATTTTTATTGTTGGTGGTTGCTTGGCTTTATATGCTGATGCCGTGAACCACCCTTGGGGAGAAGATGATGAGCATTGAAAAAATGAAACAACTGATTGAAGACTGCATCAGCATGATGGAATATCACGTTGAACAGACACGGCCAATCCATACAACTACTGTCGCAATCCAAGCCGCAAAGGAAGCGCTTCAAGCCATTGCAGAGGCAGAGCAAAATGAGCCTTTTGAATACTGGAACGCAGTAGAAGGCTGGGTAAAAATTGATGAAGTGAGAAGACATTTTGATTCCGTAGGTTGCGGAACAATTTACAAGAGACCTGGAGAGGGTCGAGTTCCTTTATATCTTGCACAACCCACCAAGGCAGAGAAGCAAGAGCCTGTGGCGTGGATGACCATTGACTCTAATGGCGAAGAAGACGATATTTGGTATGACAACCCAGAAGGTAAGTTGCTTGAAGGTTGGTCATGCAAACCTCTCTACACCCACCCACAACCCCGCAAGCCGCTAACAAATGAGCAAAAGAAAAGTATTGCTAGGAGGGCGTTTAAAGATATTTGTAAAGATTATCCTGTGCAAGACAGGATTATTCTTGTAATCAACGACATTGAAGCCGCCCACGGCATAAAGGAGTAAGCAATGCCATGTAACTTATGTGGAAAATGGAATTGTGTTTGTCAATATTTACAATCCAAGCAAGAGCAAGAGTTTACGTCATGCTTTTTCAGCCGAGAGGCCATGAAAGAGCATAGCGACTTTCACCCACAACCCAAGGCAGAGAAGCAAGAGCAGGGTGAGCCAGCTACTCTTGAGGAAATACGAAAAGCAATGATTTTTGGAATCCCTCTCTACACCACACCACAACACCGCGAATGGGTAGACCTGACTTGCGAAGAATTAGAAACACTTTTGCGTGAAAACCGTTCGCTAACTTTAGGCTCAATATGGGCAGTTGCAGACAAACTCAAAGAGAAAAACAATGGATGACGATATTTACAACATCCTCATGCTTTGCACAATCCTGTTTTTTGGAGCAGGATTCTTTACCGCCGTTGCAATTGCTGTTTGGGTAATGATCGAATCTTTATGTGATTAAGATTTCCAACGCTTTGTTGGTGTTGATAACTCGCTCAGTCAAACCTAAAACGCCGCCATTGATAATTTTTGTCAATCCTGTCCAATCTTTTACATCTGATTTTGCGTTGCAGTTGTGAGTTGACCAAAACCAACCCGCAGTCTGTGCCGCAAATTCAGGTGTACGCACTAGGTCAGGATTCATCACAAAATCTTGACCAATAGCTTTTCCAGCATGGTAAAAGTTGTCATGGCCTGTCAATTGAAGCCAACCTGATCCACGAAAACGCCAACCATCACCTGATGCCTCATCACGGTTGCCCATACGACCACCGTAAACTTTGTTGGCAATAGCCTTTGGATTCCTGTTGTATGGTTGAGCCATTTCAATTGATGTAAAACGCTTAGGCCAAATCTTTACCAATCTGTCGGCGGAATAATTTAAATTTTCCTCAAGAATTTTAAAATTGCCGCATTCATGCCCACATTGACCAATGAAAGCTGCCTGACGTTGTGCCGTGTTGATTCCCCAACGCTCAAATGTGTCGTTAAACACTTTTTCAAGATTTGGATTGATGCCAAGTTTTTGGAGTTGATTACCGTTGACCATTAACTTTCCCCATTACTTCGTTGTAGGCTGAGATACAAGCGTTGAGTTGTTCTGTGTTCCTGTCTCCCTCGGCAACGAGGGCTGCAATAGCTTCGAGAGTTTGTCTGTCAGATTCGCTTGTCTCGGTGTCCCGATTTCCGCTGGCAGAGGTGGCACTTGAATTGGTTTGTACGCAACTTGTGGTCGGGAGGCGCAACCTGCCAGCATTAATAGCGCGATTAAGAGCAGTTTGTTTTTGATTGATAGCATTGTTTGCCTCATTCAGTTTGGATGATTGATCGTTCAGTTGTTGAGTTAATTGTTGTTCTTGTAAACGTGCGGCTTCATTTTTAGTTGCAATTTCCGCTTGCATATCTGCATCACGTTCTTGCCAGCCGACATGATGCCCATAAAAATACAAACAAATAGCCAAAATGACACCAACAATTGCGGCTTTCATTGTTCAACCCCTGCCGCTGCCCGTTCATTAGCAATTTCTTCACGTTCTGGATGTAAAAATTCAGGTGGTGTTGTTGGTGGTGGAGGTGGTCGCCAATCTTCGTCAAGCGTTGGATTCTGAAACCCCATCCAATTGAACCCTGATGCTGGCGCAGGTGTTGGTGCAAGTGTTGGTGCAGGTGTTGGTGTAAGCACCGCTGGTGCAATTTTTTCTGCCAACGATTTAGCACCTTTGTTGATTGCGAACATACCAACCAACGTCATTATTGAGCCTGTCATTAACAAAACAATGTCATTCAACATTTTGGTAAATGCCATGTCAATCGGAGCCATTGTTTTAATTGGCTGAGACACAAAAATTACCGAATACAACATTGAAAAAACAGTGCCGCCAAAAACAAGCATCAGCACAACAACTACAAATGCCCAAGCTAAAACCTGAATCAACAAAATCAATTCATCTATGGTTTCAATTTTGATATTCATTTTGAAGCATCCTGTGCAGGTTGTGTTGCTTGTTTTTCCAAAATTGGCGCAACAAGATAATCTGGACAATCTTGAGAAAACAAACAATCAGGTCTTTGACACCGTTTCTTTTGAAAATTTGCAGGGTCTTGGCAATAATAACGATAGTGGTCATCACAGCCAATAAGTATCCAACAAACAAGAATAACTATACAAAACCTCATTACTTTTCCCTTTGCTCTTGCAGTTCTTTTTCCAGCTTTTCAAGTCGCTGTATCTTACGGTCAATGCGTCTTTCCACAGCACCAAGGCGTTTTTGGTTGTCCACCCAAATTAAAACACCAACAGGCAAGATTAAAAACAAAGCACATGACAAAACAACTACCCCAACGACAAACCATCGGGTGTCATCTCGCGCCATCTGAGCGATAGCAGCAGACCCCACATCCATAGAACCAGAATTAGCACCGTTGCCACTTGAATTGCTCGGTCTATTCTGTGGTTTTTGAGCAATTCTCGTTGCCATTTTGCGTCAACTTCCTGTCTGCGTTTGATTTGCCGTGCAAACTCTTGTTGTTCTAATATGTCATCGTATGTTTCTAAAAACTGCCTGTACAAATCTTGCAAGCCCAAACTTTCAGGTGTCCATGACATTGCTTCCCTGACTTGCACCATCATTTCACGCATTTGCCACCGAATTTCAATCAAATCAATGGCATTGTCGGCAACTTTTTCAGTCGTGCTGCTTTGCGATTCCAATTCCAAACAATGCTCTTTAAGCTGGCGCAACACATCAAAATAAATTTTCAATTGTTCAAAAATATCATGCACTGCTTTGGCTTTGTATTCCTCATAACTCAGTTCAGGTTGGCGTTTTGTGGTTTTAGGTTTTTCACTAACCACAACACTTGCTGCCGCTTTTTCCACGGCAACAGGCTTAACACCAAACAAAGATTTGAGCCAACTCCAAATGCCTGTGACTTCTTTGTAAATAGCCTTGGCATCTTTTACGCCGCCTTCGACTTGTTTCTTGAATTTATCAATCTCTGCTTTGCCTTCTGAAAGCATTTGGCAACCAGTTCTGATCGCAGCAACTGCGCTTTGCGCCATGAGCAGGAGAGAGAACAGTTCCACATTATTTTGTGTGCGCTAAAAAAGCAAACAATACACTTGCCATGCTGCAAATCATCAAACCTGCTGATGTAATCATAATTTGTTCCATTCGTTTCAATCTTGCGTTAATCACTTCATAACGCAAAGCGCAAACTTCCTCATGGGTGGATAAACGAGCATCGGTTTTGTCTATGGTGGTCATGGCATTTAAAGGTGTTTTAAAACTTCGGTTGCTTCAACAAATTTGCTGGAATCATACGCTACTGAATCCCACCATAGGAATTGATTTTTCGCTAAATTTGCTCGGTCTTTAAGCAAATTGATGTTTTCGTCATGTCCATAAATCAATGGGTCAGACACCGACCAAAGCACAATGCCACGTTTGCCTTCATCCCAACCAAGGTGCTGTAAAAAAGAATCGCATGAAATCCAAATGCGACATTCTTTAATTAATGCCCGTAAATCCTTGATTTTTAAGTTTTTTCGGAAATCGGGCACAAGTTGTTGTTCGCCTTCAACACCGACTTGAATGATTGGCTCAGTAATTCCAGCAATGACTTCTTGCCAAAACGGGTAATTTTTTGGGTTGCGCTCACCGTTGACCAATTTTTGAGCGTATGGAGCAATCAAAATCATAAATACAGCTTTCGATATGCGTTTTCTAACGTATCAACCCAATCCCATTGGTGCATTTTTTTGTACACATTAAACCTGTCAATGTCGCCAAACAATGCTTGCGCCTCGGCAATTGGTCTGCCTTCAACAATTTCAGGGTAACAACTAAACACAACGGGATTTTTTATTTCAGGCAGCACATGGCTAAACACTACATGGTCGCCCATGCCGCAATTCAAAACAACAATTGTTTTTTCTTGATTGCCAATAATGTTGCGGAAAATGCGTTCATCGTGTTCATACAATGATGCTTGTGTTTCCGAACGAATCCCGCCTTGTGGGTTTTTCATGTGCCAAGTCACAGCATCAGGCACGGCAAGGATTCTGTACCCTTTGCATTTCAACGCATAAGTAAACAAGGTTTCTTCACGATGCGCCACCCGCGACAAACCCGTGTTGTAATCAACAACGCCAGCGCGATAAAGAAACGAACAATGCAGATGGTCAACTTCTTTGGTATCGTAAATTACATTCCATTGAATGTTTGGCTCGTTGTCAATATTTTGGATTTTGCCCGTTGACTTGCTGGTGTCTGGCAAATAAGGTGGCGTAAGTATTGAACCACCCACTGCGCCGATGTTGTTTAAACGTGTCCAACGCAACAAATCTGCAAGCACATTTGGCTCTGGTATGGCATCGTCATCAACGCGCCATACCCATTCATAACCCATCGTATTAGCAATTTGATGATTGTGATGTTGACCTTTTTTGCCAGCATACAACCATTCCCATTTAATGCCTTTGATGTCAAGCATTTGGAAAAAATAAGAATATGCCAATTCTTTTCGCATATCCTGCGGGTCATCGTTGTCGTCAAACACCACCAACTTGTCAACAGGTCGTGTTTGATTAATGATTGCTTGCAGCGCCAGCGGCAAAGTTGTGAAGTATCTGCCCCGAGTAGATATTGAACAAAGAACTTTAGACACAATCCCACCTTAACAACATGAGATTGCATTTGTTGGTTGCGCTTATTGGCTCAACAACTTCACTGACATAACCGTTTTCATTAATGTAACTAATTTTGAAATCGGGAAAAAGCGATTCATCCAAATCATGCAATTTGTGATGCTCTCCCCAAAAACCTTTTGGCTCTTTCCAAGGCACAGTCAACAAAAGACGTTTGCATTTTTTTTGCAATGCGTCAATCAGTTCCAAACCATTGTCTAAATGTTCAATTACTTCAAACGCAATAATGGTGTCGCAATCAGGAATGTTGAAGTTGTTAATGTCGGCGCATTGGAAATGTCTGTTTTGCCCCCAACGCTGATCTTTCGCCACGTTGATAATTAACGGGTCGTAATCAATGCCAAGGTAATTAACATTGATTGGCAAAAATTGACTTCCAAATCCAGTAGAACAACCAATTTCAAAAATTGATTCACCCAAAAGATTTTGATTTGCCCACAAATATCGAGTTGTTTCTCTTGGCAAAACAGGGTCGCCATTTAAGAACACAGCCCGTTCAAAATTATTGGTTAAGCGCCACCTGTACCAATCTGGCTTGTGTTCTTTGGCAAGTGCCAAAACGTGCAATTCTAGGATTTGTTCCCATTGGGTTTCAATGTTCAAACCGTATAGTGTTTTGTTGTGTGTCATGTTGTATGTTTAATATTTGCCTTCTGCAAAAACATTGCAAAAAACTGTTTCATCTTCTAATGCTTCCAATTCATGCCATTCATTTGCAAGCAAGTTTACTGGTTGTGTGTCTTTGGTCATTACCAACTCACGCCCTTCTTTACGGGCAATCATTGATCCTGCATGGCACATTGTTAAATGCGAAAAGGTGTGACTATGCCGAGGCAAGCCTTCACCTTTGTTGGCATGATAGACATTCACCGTTGCTCCATCGTATGTGACGGAGTGAGCTGGAGTCAATGGTGTTGGGTTCACAATGTTTGCGCCCCATTAGAAATTGGTTGTGATGGGGAAGGTGCTTGAACCATTGCTTGAATTGCGCTGAAATCTTTCCCTGCAAATTCTTGTTGTCGAGTTGCCAAAAATGCGACTACGTTTTCAGCATCAGTCAACTGTCCAATTGGGGCATATTGATTGATTAGGTCTGTCAATGCTTGACCGCTGACCACATTACCATTTTGATCCAAAGTCAAATCAATTTGGTATGTTAATCCTGCGGGAATAATGCTTGTTGAATAGTTGACTTGGATGCTTCCATGCGTTGTGTCAACGCTGACAATTTTGTGTTGGATTGTTTCAAGTGTTGCCATGTTTTACTCCTTAATTCAATGCGCCGTAGCGTGTTCCTGTTGTTGACCAAGTGATGTTTGAATTGCCTGATGTGCAAGCGCCAGCAGCTCCCGCCGTACCACCCGGATTGCAAGAGCCAGTTCTACCACTGCCGCCTGAACCGCCTAAACCGCCACCGCCACCGCCAGAACCTGTACGTGAAGCAGAGTTTCCTGATTGTCCATTAGAGCCAGCGCCGCCACCAGTGCCGCCACTACCAATTGAATTAGAAGCTGAACCATTGCCGCCGTTAGTTGCTGTGCCGTTATTTCCCGCAAAACCGCTAGATCCTCCTGTACCTACAGAATTACCAGCCC